GAGGTCCACACCGGCGGCGCTCAGCGATTCGCCCAGCACGATCGCGTCGGCGTCGGTACGTGACGCGACCAGGTAGACCCCAACCGTTACGCCCGTCCCCGCCTCAATAGCGATCTTATCTCCGGCGGTGAAGGCGTAGTTGGTAAACGCGCCCACCTGGGTGAGGGTTTGGGTGGCCTGGGTCCACGTCGCGGTGGCGAGCGCGACCTTGATACGCGCCGGGTCCGCGAGCCCGGCGGTATAGGTGATTCGCAGGCAGCGCGGCAGCTGGCGGTACCAGGCGTTATAGATGCGCCGCAGCGTGGCCAGTTCGTCGGACTCGATCGCGTAGTCGGTGATCGCCTTGAGGGTGTCACCGGCGGCGACCGCCGCGTCGAAGTCGGCGTCACTTCCGGGGGCGTAGAGCTGGACGACCTCGGTCACGGATTCGATCACGCGGGCATTGAGCGCGAGGGTGGCGCTGGGTGTCGGCTTGACACCCGGGTACTCGACCCGTCCGACCTGTCGGCGTAGGCCGCCGTCGGGCAGGCCGGCGAGGTGTTCGGCCAGGGACGAGGCCTGGGCGAGGTAGCGCAGCAGGTCGGTGTCGGTGCCGGTGCCGGACCATTTACCGTCGCGCTTAAGGTCGTCGAGTTTTGCTAAGATTACTTGAGGCATGATCTGGTCGTCCTGTCGCCTGTGCGGCGGGCATGGGGGCTTGGCCCCTCAACCCCAACCGATCCAACGATCCAAGTGTTACTTGGTTTTCTTTTCTACACCCGCCGCGGAGGCGATGCCGGGGGCGTCTGAACTTTCTTCGCGTCCTGCTTTTCACTTCCGGGGCCCACCACGTCGTAGCTACCGCTGGGGACGTTGCGTTTGGCGAGTTCCTCGCGGGTGGTGTGGATCGTCGTGCCCTGCTTCCAGCGTGGGCTGCCGTCGGTGTGTGTGACGACCTTTGTGATCTTGATGGTCAGGGGGGTGTCTGGCATGTCGGTGTCTCCGTGTCCGGGGGTGTCCGGGGGTGTCCGGGGGTGTCCGGGGGGTGTGGTGTGTCTGGGTGGTTTGTTTTCTGCATCACGCCCGCCGCGCAGGCGACTAAGCCCTAGGCGGTGTGTGTGTCGGCTTCCTTGACAGCGCGATCGTCCTGGCCTGGAAACGGCCGGCAGTGCTCGTGGATGCCCAAGGCCCGGGCGTGCCCGGCGGTGAACGTCTCGCCCGCGAGGTGCCCGGCCTGGTTGCTGACCAGCTGGACGACACCGCCCCGCGTCTCTCCCGAGGTGTTCTCGCCCTGATCCTGGGGGGACTTGTTCGGTGGGTCCTGGCTAGCGCCACCCTGTTTTTTATTACGTCTTCTGGCCATGATTGAAGTCCTTTCATTAAGGGATTAAAGAGCCGTCACAAGCGCGCCCGGCACCGCTGGGTGGCGGGCGCGTGGTGTTCTTAGGCGGTGCCGATCAGCCGTAGTCAGCCGAGAGCAGCCCACGGTCTGCGGCGTTGCTGGAGGTGTTGTGCAGGCGTCTGCCGATCGCCAGGGCGGTCAGGAAGCCGCCGGCCACCCCGTTGGCGATCGTGGCCTGCAGCTGCAGGTACCGTTGCCGCTTGTTCTTGAGATTGATCCCGACGGCGAACACCTTGTTGTCGTCCAGCGCACCGGGCTTAGACGCGGTGTCCTTGACCAGCACGGGCACCCCGCCGAGCGTGGTGGCATTGGTTTTTATGTCGGACTCCATGATCTTGAGCGTCGTGAGCGCGGCATCGGTCGCGCCCAAGGCACCGACGAACTCGATGTAGTCCGCGCCCTCGAAGTCGTTCAGGTCGATCACGTTGGATGTAAAGGCCGCGTTATCGACGATCGCGGCGGGCGCGATGGCGAGGGCGATCTTCGTGGTTTGCAGTTCGTTCATTTCGCGTTCTCCGTTGAGTGTGTGGTTGGTGTGTCAGGTACGGTTCAAATCGGGGCCGGGCCGTGTGCCCGGCCCCCGTCGGTAGTGCCCCTATTAGTCTCGGGGCGTGAGATTCATATTTACGCAGCGGCGGTGATCAGCCCGGTCACGGGACCGGCGGTGTTCGCGTCGCCCAGGGTGTGGTTGTTGATGTCGATCCGCGCCACCGCCATCACGGCGATCGCACGCTCGAGCCAGAACGGCGCTTCGCTGGACCGGACGCTCATGCCCATGCGCTCGCCGATCGTCGTGCTCTTACGGATATCGCCAAACAGGCAGCACACCTGGCTGTTGCCTTCGGCACGCGGCATGGCCGGTGTCACCTCGACGCGCTTGCCCAGGAACTGCAGCTGCGGGCCGTCCGCCTGCTCGCGCGAGGTGACGCCGCCCTTACTGAGCTGGATCTTCGCCATCACGGTCCAGTAGAACTCGTTGCTGGCGATGAACTTCTCCTGACCGTCCTGGAACCGGGTGCGCCCGATCAGCTTGAGGAAGTCGTCCTCGACGATCTCCGGCCACAGGTTGCCGCTGGCCAGCGCCAGCCCGCCGCCGTCATCGACGCCGTTGATCGATACCAGGCGGTTGGTGATGCCGAAGAAGCCCATAGACGCCGCGCCGCCATCGCCGGTGTAACCGGCCTCGTCGGTACTCTGGGCAAACCCCTGGGCGAACTCGCGGCCCAGCAGCTCGCCGATCGCGACCAGCGCATCATCTTGCAGCGTGATCGGGAACAGCGTGTAGCCCCCGACCTCGACCGGGTTGAGGTTGACGCTGGCCCACGACGGATCGGTCTTGTCCGGCTTGGTCAGCTCGCTAAGACGCCGGAACACGACGCCCGAGACGTGTCGGATAAACGTCAGCGAGTCCGTGGTCATGGGCATGCGGAACGCGTTGGCGAAGAAGCTTCCGTAGGTCTCGACCAGCCGCTGGATACGGGTGCTGAACTCGGTGCCCACGAAGACGCCGCCCGAGGCGTCTACGCTCGGCGACAGGTCCTTGTACTCGGCCTCCAGCACCTTCTGGGCGAAGTCTCGCTGCTCACCGTTGCCGGACTGCGCCATACAGATCAGGGCGAACTGTCGGGCCTGGCCCTCATTATCAAATACGCCGCGGTAGCTGCCGTTGACATCGAACGCGGCCTTGCGTGCCGCGTCGAGCTTGGCCTTGATGTCGGACTCGAGGCCCGCGCGGTGGGCCTCGAGCTGCTTGATGGCCTCGCCCATCGCCTTGATCTGCTTCACGTCCTCGATGCCCAGCGCGACCTCTGCGATGACTTCGCTAAAGCTCTTGCCGGTCTTGCCCAACTCCATCATCTGGTCGAAGAACTTTTTCTGTTCGGGTGTCATTTCCATGGTGTGTGCTTCCTTGCGTTTGTGTGGGGGGTTTCAATTGCCGTGCGCACGCGCGGCGACTAGCCGCCGGTGAGGTAATCGATGGCGGGGTGCCCCCGGGCATTCCTGGGGGCGGGGGTGACGTCGTCGGTGTGTTCCCAGGTGGCCTGGCACGCCTCGACGACGTCCTGGATCAGGCATGCCACCTGGCCGCCCGGGTCGGTATTTAGGTGTTTGGCGATCTCTTCGCGGACCACCGCCCTGACGGATTCGGTATCGAACGAATTGGCACCTTGTGAGGCTTGGTCCTCATCAGCCAATCGCTCAAGCTCGCTAAACGACAGGTCCAGGGCCGACGCGATTGCGTGTAGCACGCTGTCCGGCGGGCGGATGATATTTCCACTCTCAATGTTCTGAAGCGTGCTCGCCCCGATCGGCAGCTTGGCGGCGACCTCTTCGAGTGTCTCGTCCCGCTCCTCACGCCGGGCACGGATGCGCCGACCGAGCTTGACGCCTTTGGCATCTGTGGCAAAGCTCGCGGCCCGCACCAGCGCCTCGCGGTTGGCCGGGATCGCGACGGCCGAGATCTCCAAGAGCTCCACCTCGGTGAACACGCGCAGGTTCCGCTTCTCACCGTCGGGCAGTGTGACTTGGCGCATCTCCCATGCGTGCGTTAGCCACCCAACGCTAAACGCCTTCATAAACCCGTCCCGGTACAAGCTCCAGTATTCCTCCGCGAGATCGGTCTCGGCGAACTTCGCGGTTGCGATCAGGCCCTTGGGCGTAATCTGGACCGACACCCACTTGCCGATCGTGGTGGGCGCGCCATCGGGCGACGTGTAGAC